ATGTTCCACGGGTGTAATGTGCTTACCGATACGAAACTAAAAAATATCAAACCTCAGGGCAAACTATACAAAGTAACTGATCGAGACGGGCTGTATGTTGCCGTGCTCACCTCAGGCAGTGTCTCGTTCCGCTACGACTACCGCATAAATGGACGCCGGGAAACGCTGGTGATTGGTCAGTACGGGCGTGACGGTATCAGCCTGGCGGAAGCGCGAGAAGAACTTATTGCCGCTAAAAAGCTGCTGAAGTCAGGCCAGTCGCCAGCTGCGGCGAAGCGTGACGGTATAAAACAGCTCGCCGGCGCAGAAACATTTGCGGTATATACCGACGCATACATGAAACGAGTTACGCTGGCAGAAAGTACCCGCGCCATGAAGCAGGCGGTTATAGACCGGGACATTCTGCCTGCACTTGGCAACAAAATGATGACTGAGATAACCACCAGAGTGGTGCGCGACCTTTGTGATCGTATTGTTGAACGTGGCGGCAGGGCGACCGCAATTCAGGTCAGGGAGATAATCAGTAGCGTATACCGGCACGCCAATGACCGCGGGCATGGGCTGTTTAATCCGGCTGCCGACATCAAGCCTTCTTCCATTGCCATGTTCAAACCGCGAGAGCGAACGCTTTCTCCTGAGGAGATCGGCATATTCTTCCGCGCGCTGGAAGACGTCGGTGCGATGGGAGCTATGAAGATGGCTATTAAACTGGTGCTGCTGACGCTGGTGCGCAAAAACGAATTTATCTCAGCAACATGGGGAGAGATCGATTTCAAGAAGTGGACATGGACGATCCCCGCTGACCGGATGAAGGCTGGGCGCGCGCATGTGATATACCTGCCGAAGCAGGCGCAGGATCTGCTGGTGGGATTGCAGATGTGCGCTGGTGGCAGTGAATACCTGGTACCTGGTCGCTATAACTTCCGGAAGCCATTATCTAACGCCGCTCTTAACTCCCTGATAAACAGGACGGTGGAGGACATAAACAAAGATAGCGAGAAAATTCAGGGATTCACTGTGCACGATCTGCGGCGCACGGCAAGCACGCTGCTGCATGAGGCAGATTACCCCTCCGACTGGATAGAGAAAGCGCAGGCGCATGAGCAGAAGGGCGTCCGTGCCGTGTACAACAAAGCGGAGTATTCCAGACAGCGCGCCTATATGTTACAGCAGTGGGCCGATATGGTTGATGCCTGGATTACCGGGGAGCACAACGATCTTGTGCCGTTCTCTCCGTCGAGGTTTGAGAAGTGGATGGAGGGTAAATAGCCGCCGGGCGCGGCTATTTGTTTCTGACTTGTTCGCGCGTTCTGGCTGATGCATGATTACGTCTTCTGGCTATGCCATTAAGTATGCGCTGGACGACATCATGATCATTCTGGCTACGGTGATTGGCCAGCGCCCGTTGCACACTCTCCCGTTCGTAGCGTTCAATGTCCGCGCGGGTCATGCTGCTGCAACCTTTTCAACGGGAACAGCGCAGCCGGGAAGCAACTGCACCGCCGGTGATTCGCACTGATTCCCCCACACATCGAAACCGTGGGATGATTGCCTGGCGAATAACTCGATTCTCGGAACGTCGCCCAGCAACTGCACCAGTTTTTCTCGCACGATATTCGGCTTGCGTGAATGCTCCAGCCTCGGCGCGGTGAACGACTGAATGATCCCCGCGTCCATGCGCTCAGGTAACTTCCCGCGCACCGCAAAGAGGCAGTCTTCGCTATTGGCTCTGGTCATGTGACCCATACCCATAACCAGCTTATCGGCCTGACGGCTACCGCACTTATTCCAGGTGAAACCCTTCATAGTCATCAGGCGGAAGCCCCACGCCTCGACAACCTTCAGCGCCTCTAACGGCTGCGTCGGCACCCACCACATAGCCAGCAGGCAGTTTTCTGCGGCCAGATCCCACACCGGCAGGCGGCAGATATCCTGCACGCCCATCACCGGATATTTGAACCCGGCCCCGCGCTCGCCGTCGGCGGCTTTGTCGCGATAAGACCAGGGAGGGTCAGAATAGATAAGGGTGTATTTTCCGGTCATGCTTTACGCCCCTCCATGATTTCTTCCTTCTGCTCATCGTCCAGAATATCGTCAGATACAATCGCCACAAGGTTGCTCTGGCCCCACGATACGGGTTCGCTTTCTTTGATCGCCTTGTTAAGTGCGTCGGCAGCATCTAGCACCGCCTGGGAAAGAGAGTAGCAATCACCGCCATCAGGAATAATTTCTTCGCAATGCTGCTCCACGTCGAAATATGGAGGATAGTTAGGCTCGCAGATCATCAGCTTCAGTTCGCTTGGTAAGACTGAATTTTCCCAGCAATAATCAGCCAGTGAATCAATATCAAAAAAATATGTGTCGCCGTCGAAGATGACTAATGGCTCACCTGTCCAGACAGCGCGATCCATTTTTGAGAATTTAGCCTGACGGCTTTCACGGTGGCATTCTTCGCAGTAGCCATGAGTGCTATGAATGGGGTGCTCGTCTGGCTTGTTTTTGCATTTACGATGAGTAGCCCCACACCAACGCGCCATGCTCTCATCATCACCCCAAAAACGCCCGCCACGGTCAACCCAGCCAGTTATTGTTTGGATGCTGGCAGCTTCATCGCTATCCATCATCACGATTTTTTCTGCTTCATTTTTCATGACGCCACCTTCTTGCTGTTAAGCTCTTCAGCGACGCGCTGCGCCGTCAGAGGATTGCGGATAACCTTTCCGGATGGGGTGACCCATCCGCGCAAAGGGAATGAATAGTTAAGCGTCACGCTGCCGACGCGGATTTTGTCGTAGGGGCTATTCATAAACCACCCCACGGCATCCGATCCCGCTGTATTCTCCGCGACGCAGGTGATTACTTCTGCCGATGCACTGATCCCGGCGCACCGCGATTCGGGCGCGCTCAACTTCACCGGCGGCAACATCCATGCATTTAAGCCACAGCGCGGCCGCAATACGGAAATGGCCTATCTGTTCCCGTGCAATGGCTCGCTTTTCGATCTCTACCGCCGCCGGTGTAACGGCAACATGCTTTGATACCTGCCGCTGCGAAACATAGTCGAGGTGATACTTCTGGAGTTTCGTAAGGCGCTTCATCCTATCCAGCCCTCAATTAAAATTACCGCCAGCAACCACAGCCAGGCGGCGACTGCGGTCAGGAACCAGTACCATCCTGACCATTTCACCCAGTGCCTGATCAGCGCCGTCATGCTGCATTACTGACCGGGCGGTAAACACGCTGATCAACTGGCGGCTTTTTTCCGGCGTACTCCACCGGGCTGCGGGCCTGGCGTTCATCGAGCCAGCGCTCGACCTCTTCGGAGTTCCACGCGCAGCGGCGGTCGGTGATCCAGAAGCGCTGCGGGAATTCACCGTTACGCTCCATGCGATCGATAGTGCTCCACGACAGAGGCACCACCGCCAGCAGTTCTTTTTTGCCAAATGCACCTTTCATAAATCCTCTCTTGTTCAGGTGTGGCGCGTACTGCGCCACGGTGGTGTTTACATCGGGACGTCTTCGAGTTCCTGACGGCGGATGTTGTAAACTTCGGTTGCGGCTTCCAGCATTTCCGGTTCATTAGCCAGTTTTTTTCCGGTGTATTTGTACGCCTTGTCCAGCTCCTCAACTGACGCAGCGCCCATTGCAGCTTCGGAAAACGCCGACAGGATTTCAGCCGGGCCGCGTTCATCTTTCGGCTGCTGGCGTTCTGTTTTTTGCGGTTCTGATTTGGCGTTGATCAGGCTATTCATACCTGATGCGCTGTGAGTTTCCGGGGTGATGTCACGCTCAACGCGTGGGCGCGTTTCTTCCAGTTCGTCGGGTGTATAGACACCGAGAAGAACATCAGGGGCGTGAAGTCGTGCCCAGCGTTTAACGCACAGGTAGGCCAGTTGTTGCTTCGGATCCTGCCCCCAAAGCGGTGAGTTGCGCACACCTGCCTGCGCCATGCTGATGGTTAATGATCTTGGTTGGCTTTCACCTTTAAGCGTTGCCCACACGGTGACGGTAAGTGACGATGATTTATCGTCTTTGCCGCTGACTTTCGACCAGTCGCCGTCCCACTGATAATTAAGACGTGTCTCAAGCAGGTTTGACGACGACACAACTGCATTGACCAGTTGAGCCTCGTAGCCCAGTGCGCCGTTAACCACATGCGTCTTCTGAGCCACTGCAAAAGGATTCATGCCCCACTGCGCCGCCTGCATCGTTACAGCCAGACAGTCTGATGGTTTGCCTGCAAGGTGAGCCGGGACGGTCGCTTTGCTTTGTGACATCAGGTCGGCAAAACGCACAAGTTGATTGAGACCTTCAGGGCTGAATATTGCCGCCGCAGTACCAACGGTTACGCCGGGCTGTGCATTAATGGTGATATCGTTGCTCATAAGTACATATCCTGTTTGCGTGCCCATTCAGGGCGTTTGATGATCTCTACTCCGCCCCAGTCGTCCTGGACGCGGCAGTTATGGAATGTGTTAAGGTCGCGACGAAACAGCGCGTGACCGGTGTCGATGTCCTGAGCATCCAGCTCAAACACGCGGACCGGGTAGCGGCCACAATCAATCGACTCGCTGACAGCCAGGAAGAAAAATCCGTGCGGCTCTCCTGTCGTCTGCTGGGCACCTTCGCGGTACATCGCGTCCTGAACGTGGTAACGAAATTCTTCGATGTGGCGCGAGAATCGTTCCATGTCGGACACCTTCTTCACGTCGACGATCACCGGATGCTGCTTCAGGCGTTTGTCAGGTCGGATTCGGCACAACTCTCCTGTTTCCGGATCAATCCAGTAGTGCGATGCTTCGCAATAGCCTTCCTGCTCCAGCATCCAGCGCGCCGCAGGGTGCGCCATGGCACTGGATCTCATCAGCTGAAGATTTCGGCCTTCTTCAGATGACATAACAGTCATACCCATGCCAGTTACATCTTTCAGGAAAGCGGCTTCATCCTGCTTTCCCGCGGTAGTGCGTCGGTTAAACTCGGGTGCGACGATAAAACGCTTGTCGAACTCTTCAGGCTCAAGAAGAAGGCAGTGAAGCGCCGATCCCATATTCAGCGCAGACTTTTTGTCTTCGTCTTCCGGAGCGTCTTTCACCCACTTCAGGAGTGCTGGCGTTTTCGCCAGCATATCCAGCTGCGACTTACTCACGCCGTCACCGGCGTGGTAGTCAGCGTTGCTGATGTCGAAATAAATTCCTGGTTTCATGCTGCATTCCTTTCGCTGTCCAGCCTGTCGGCCATATCCCAGCGCCCGATGATGCCGGTAAGAGCGCTGACCATGGCGGTCATCGTTTCTTCAAACTCAGCGCTTTCCATGGCTGTAGCCAGAATTTCAGGGCGAACACCGGCGCTCAGTAATGAACGTTCAAAGGACGATTCCATGCCGGACTTGCCGGCGGCGTCGATCAGCTCAACGTGCCGCGTGTAAAGTTGCTCAGACAACTGGTAATCACGCTCAAAACAGCCCATCAGTTTCTTCAGTTTCATCTGCTGCTGGATTTTCATGATCACCTCAGTACTTGATTTCTGTGGCCGGAACTTTGCCGCGAGCGATAGCGATGACGCATGCTTTCGCCCAGTCGGTAGGTATGCCCTGATCGATAAGTGCAGATACCGCTGACGCGTTAATGGCCCGACGGTGCTCGATATCGGCGGCCCGGAGAGCATCTTCATCAGCCACGCGTTTTGCTTCCTGCTGGCGGGCTGCTTCTGCTTCTTCATTGCGGCGACGCTCGGCTTCAATTGCCTCCTGCTTTTCATGTTCTGCCTTTTCTGCCGCTTCTTTTTTTTCACGCGCTGAGCGTTCTTCCGCTTCAATACGGTCACGCTCAGCTTGCTCTGCCTGGGCCTTTAAAACTGACTCACGGTGCGCGGCCTCTTCGCGCTCACGTCGTGCCCGCTCTTCGGCATCTCTTAAAGCGGCTGCCGCTGGAAGACGCTTGAGTTCTTCCTCATACTCAATTTTCTTTCTTTCGGCTTCCGCCTTTGCCTCTGCGGCGTCACGGTCAAAATCCTTGTTCATTAGCAGGGCCAATTCGTGATCAGCTTCGAACTTAGCTGCACACTCCTGATCGAACTTTTCGTTCATTTCCACGGCTTCGGTGTGCATAGCGTTCATCGCTTCTTCAGCCTTAAGGCGCTCCTGTTCGGCTTCCCATTCAGTGAGCGGACGGCGAACTTCATCACGCAAAGCGTCACAGGCATCAACGAAACGTTTAATTTCAGCTTCCGCAGGTTTTACGGATTCTTTGAGGCGGCGAAGGTAATCGCGGCCCGGTTTCTCGATCGCAGTTTTGCTGCGTGAAACCTGTGCTGACAGAGAGGCAATACGTGCGCGTCCCTTTGCGGTGGTCAGATCCGGAACTTCATTCACCTGCTTGCGGATCTGCTCGAGAAAAGAATCCAGGCCGTTGGCGCGGTAAAGCGCTGGTGCCTGCTCTTCACTGATTTCGATAACTGATAATTCGCTCATACCTTCACCCTGATAATGTCCGCGAAACCTGCATTCACCATTTGCGAGTGATTCATGGTGAAACCGTCACGCTTGTTATTGACTGATACGAACCGCCATCCGTACCCGCTCGCCAGCTTGCTGACCGTGTAGTGCTTACCTCTGAACATCACATTCATTTCTGCGCCGCCCACGTTGCTTCAAAGTCACGGGCTTCTTTCATTACCAGCGCCCAGCGGATTCCCTCGCGGAGATCCCTGAACTTCCAGCTCATCAGCCCGCAGATGGTGACGCAGTACCACTCGTCGATTTTTTCCCACCGCATAATGTTTACCTCGGCTTGTTACCGTTGAGGTAATAATCATCCGTATGTGGTTTGATGTCAATAGATATGATTAAAGATAATTACCTGTGGGGTAACTATTAAGGCATAAAAAAAGCCGCTCAATGGCGGCTTTGTTATTGTTTATATGGGGTTTATTGCTGATTCTTTCCGTTCTGCGAGATGACAAAATTTATATAGCTTTCGATCTTATCTTTTTCGCTGGCAGGTAACGATGCATAGCGGGAACGGTCGTAATTTATGGTGGCCGGGTCGTGAGGATGGATAAGCAACTCATAGCCCCGGCGCCCGAACGCAGCGGCGATTGTCTCCAGGGTGGAGATGGACACACTGACTTCGTTTTTCAGCATCCGGTTTATGGTGGCCTGGGATATCCCGGAGACATTATGCAGTTTTCCCTGCGATGAAAGGTGTCGGCTATCTTTCATCCAGCTTTCGAGATTTGCAGCTGCAAGTTTTCCGATGTCGCTGGGGACATCCGGATCGAAATCAACGTGATGCAGAGTATGGTCGATGTCCAGCCAGTTGCGTGGCTTGTTTGAGGCGACTTCTATTTTTCGGGACACCTGGTCACCGATTATTTTTTTTCCGAGAGCCCAGCGGTTAACCAGGTTGGCCTGTGTATCCATTCTTTCCGCAAGGCGAGTCTGCACACCGTCGAAATCACGATCGATGAGGTCGTTTAAATTTTGCCGCCGGATTTCGTGGATACTCTTCATTGTCTGTAAAAATTTCTCATATATGAATCATTTGTGTTCTCAATTAGAACCGATGTTACCTCTCGGGTAAATGCACCTCTCAGGTAACAATCCTTGATTTTTGTTACCTTATCGGTGAATATTTGTTATCTGAAATAAATATCAGGCAATAGTTATGACCGATATCGTACCTTTTGATTTCAAAAAGCACTGGCTTGACCTTCCACCGGCGGAGCGGGAATCCTTCGCTGAAGACGCAGGAACGACAAGCCATTATATCCGAACTCACCTGATTGGACGGCGTAAAATCCCCGGCAAGCGCCTGATGGAAGGGCTTTTCAGAGCGTGCCGTATTCGTCAGTGGGTCAGAACAAAGTCAGAAATCGCCACCTTCTTTTACCGATAATCTCCCCATCTGACCGCCGCCTGGCGGTCTTTTCATATCTATTGCTACCTCTCAGGTAATTTTTATCCATATATGGTTGATCCTTTTTCTCTACTGGTTGAAAATAATCGTAACCTAAACCTGAATACGTAGGACTGATAATGGAAATCATCACACGCATAAGTGCAGCTAAAGCTGGCCTTAAGCGCTACTACACCGGAAAGCCATGTAAACGCGGACACGACAGCGAGCGCTGGGTTTATAACGGCCACTGCGTCGAATGTACTATGGAAACGAACCGTCGCATTAAGGCGGAGATTAAGCAGCTTATGGCCGAAGCCAGCCTGCAACAGTCCAGCTAACAGCAGGTATTAATCATGAGCAGACACGCGACAGAGTGGGCCTGGAAGACAAATCCGGGAAGCTCATCACTTAAACTCATCCTGCTCTCGATGGCTGATCGAGCCGACGAATACAATCTTTGCTATCCGAGTATTGAACGTCTCGTTATTGATACCAGCCTGAATAAAAAAACTGTTCAGGCCGGGCTCGTTTCGCTCATTGAATTAGGGATTATTTCTGATACAGGTGAGAGAAAAGGGGCAACCAGAAGGGTGAGGGTTTTCTCTTTAAACATACCCAAAAACGGGAATATACCCAAAAACGGGAAGTTGAATGATCCCAAAAACGGGAAGTTGAATGATCCCAAAAACGGGATGCAGAACCAGTCAGTTAACCAGTCATATAACCAAGAGAAGGAGAAGGGGGAAGAAACGGGGGATTTGTTGCCTCATGATCCATGCGCCAACAACGTCATTATGAATAATTTTGTCCCTCCTGGTGGAATAGGTCAGTTCGGAAAATTTGTCATGCACGAGCTATGGACTCCGTCAGATGATTTTATCCGCCTTTCATCATTGCAGGGTATTCATCTTGATCGTCAGCCGACACCGCAGGAGCTTGCAGAGTTCAGGGTTTACTGGATGGCCGAGGGTAAGGCATTCCATCATGCGCAATGGGAGCAAAAACTTGCCAGGCGTCTGCTGGTAAGCAGGCAGAACAAACTGACGTCACCAGATAACAATGTGCCGCACTGGAACAGTCCAGAGGCATGGGAGGATTTCCTGTGAATAAATTATTTAACGCAATCCAGAATCGAGATGGTGATGCACTATCACAAATGTCCGGAACAGACCGCCAGTATCACGGTAATGACAACGTGGTGAACATTACCGCTGAACGACTCGTTGATGCCCTCTTTAAACAGCTTAAGCAGTTGTTCCCTGCGGCTGAACAGACCAACCTGAAAACGGCAGAGCAGGAGGTATCCGCCAAGCAGCAGTGGATCGCCTCATTTGCTGAGGGGGGAATCCGTACCCGCGAACAGGTATCTGCTGGCATGCGCCATGCTCGCGCCAGCGAATCTCCGTTCTGGCCTTCACCCGGTCAATTCATCAAGTGGTGCAAGGACAGTAAAACCGTTCTCGGGATCGGCACTGAAGACGTGATGGCTGAGTTTCACCGCTATGCGAAGGAAAAAGGGCTGCATGCTGGTGGCCCTGAACGGTTCCCCTGGCGGCATCCTGTCCTGTACTGGATCGTATGTGATACCCGACGGGCGATGTACCAGCGGCAACTCAGCGAGGCTGAAGTCGAAAAGCTGGCCGCGAAGAAACTTGATGAGTGGGCGAAGAAGGTTTCAGCGGGAGAGAAGATACCGGACCCGATAGCCAGCCTGGAGGTCAGGCGGGAACCCATGCAGACCAGTCACAACCCAGGAGCCGGTGATCATGAATACCGGTATATGCCAAACGCGGCAGTCCTCGGCTCAATGACCCCGGCGCAGTGGCTTATGGAGGAATACCGAAGGCGAAAGGCAAACGGAATGATTTAGCAGTAAGCAGGGCGCGCAGGCGCATTTTTTTACGCCTGAATGATTACCTTTAAGGTAACAAAATAAGCGCATGGCTATTGATTTTGATCCGTATGTGGTTTTAAATTACCTGAGAGGTAAACATGACGATGTTTTTAGGGATTGACCCAGGATGCAGCGGCGCTCTGGTGCTGGTTGGCTCAATGGGCGGCTACATCGATCACCTGAACATGCCAACCATCAAGGTCGGTACAAAGTCCAGGGTGAACGGCGCAGCAGTGGCTGCATGGCTCAGGGATTACGACATCGGTCACGCATACCTTGAACAGGTGGGCGCTATGCCGGGGCAGGGAACGGCCAGCATGTTCACCTTCGGGCACGCCGCTGGTGTCGTCGAGGGGATATTACAGGGGCTTGGCATTCCCTACACACTGGTGACGCCGCAGGCCTGGAAGAAGTCGGCCGGGCTTATCGGCAGCGACAAGGACGCAGCGCGCAGCAGGGCGATTCAGCTTTACCCGGAACTGCGGGCACTCGACGCAAAAGCGAAAGGTCAGGCAATTGCCGACGCGCTTTTAATCGCAAGGCACGGGATCGGCTAAAACGACGATCCTTTTTGTAATCAATTAAATCAACAGCTTACGCAGGTAACACGGGGTAACATCATGAATATATTCAGTAAACGTGCGTTGTTATGCATTTTCGCAATCGATCTGGCTCTGCTCGCAGCAGTGGTTTACTTCATCGCGCAGGAGGGGATCTGATGAGCAGCAGAGAGCAGTTTGAGGCGATATCGCTTCAGCTTAAGGCCGCAGTCGCCGCTGAAATTGAGTGGGAAAAAGCGATGATGCAGGCCGTTGGCGCAGATGGAATAGCCGATGTTGTGAGCACGATTGAGAAGCTGAAGACTGGTGGTGCGGCCTTGGCGGCTGAGAACGCGGCGCTTAAATCTTTAATCGCAGAGAACTGGAACATGCGCGATGCGCTGCGTCAGTTAATCGCTGGGCGGCCCGGGGGCTGTTATTTCATCAAGTGGGAGCCTCTGATTCTAAAGGCCCTTAACGAAACGCCTGCCACCAACGCTTTCATCGCAGAGCAGCAAGCGATCGGCGTGGAGAAGTTGGCATCGTTGGCTGGGAATGAGTGCAAATGCTACAAATCTGCAAATGACCGCGTTGGTTTTAGA